CGTGGCGGAAGACCTGCGCGCACAGGTTCTTGGCCAGTTGTCAGAGCGTTTGAACTACGACCGGTTGTATCAGGAGGCGCTGTCCGACCCGGAGCTGAAACGCACGCAGGTTGAGCTGGAGGCGGCGCTGTCGAACTCCCGCGAAGCGCGGCAGGTGGTGTTCGACCTGTTCCAAGACCTCGACGGCTTCAGCCTCGACGACTACAAGCCCTTCTCTGACGTTTCGTCCAGCCTGGATCGGCTGGTGCGCTTTCTGTCGGCGGCAGTCGCGGATCGCCAACAGAAGCTGGTCAAGGTGGACGATGTGACCTACGACCTCGTCACCGTCGAAGGCACGCGCCGCACCCGCTTCTCCCTGAGCCGCGAAGCCGCAACCAATCAGGACGATCTGCAACTGATGGGCTTGGATCACCCTTTGGTGCAGGACGAGTTGCGCCGCTGGCGCAGCGTGCCGCCAGAGGAAGTCGGCATTGCCGTGTCGGGCGACGTGGACGAGCCGGCGCTGCTGTCGCTTTGGATGGTTGAAGTATCGGCTGGCAAGGGCGAACGCCGCGTGGTCGTGCAGCCCATCGCCGTCAAGCAGGATGGCACGCGCGTTCCGGCGGTCGAACGCCTGTGCGAGAAGTTCCTGCTGTGAGGGAGTGGGGCATTTGGCACAGGACCGGCAGGGCTCAGGAAGGCAGGCGGCAGGCCGCAAAGCCTTGTGCCGTGGGCGTTGCAGCCGTTTGCGCTGCTGAATCGCCTGCGTTTCGGGTTTGGCACAAAACACGCCGGCTCCGCGCAGGATTGCCACATTCCGCACCGATCCCGGGCCGATCAGCCTCCACTTTGCGACTTCGGTACCGGTTGGATGACTCCCATCTGCAGCAGCAGATGCATCAGTGAATTGAGCCCTTCCTGGTCAAGCCGGCGCAAAGCATCCGTGCCGCGGGGCAGGTGGGCAACCATCTGCAAGAGCGCGTTATAGACCCCTGCAGCGGCGACGGCCTGGTCGCCCGCCGGAGCCGCGTCGTAATCCCTGCCGAGCACCGCTGAGCAAGCGACCAACACCCTTCCCAGCAGCTCCGCGTCAACCGCACCAGCCCGCAACGGCCTGTTTACCGGGTATTCAGGCGGCCCTGGCGATGCAACGGAACATGTATCGACCCCGTTTGATGCTGGGGCGACGTAACCGCCACCTGGCGCTGTCGCCGCACCTTCGCGCTTTCGTGCCGCGATCAGTTCCGCCACATCGAAAGGCGGCAGATAGTCCCGGCGATGGCCCTTCGGACCACCTTTACAGGGCACCTCGATCCACGGCCAGCCCTCTCTAACCACCAGGGCGTACCACGACTTGCGAGAAATGGGCTTGTCGGGCAGGCGCATGGCCGCCAACTCGGACACTGAAAAGTATTCACCCGAGGTAACTACTTGCTGTTCAGGTAACAACTTAATTTCTCCCATAAAAACAGATAATTGGTAAAACAGGCAGCGCGCCGAGTATTTACCTGTTGACACGCGTTACAACTTCACTACACAATCCGAGACAACAGTTACCTTCGGACCACATGAGATGCCAAAAAAACCGCCCCTCCGGACAGACTGGGACCGCGAGTACATCAAGTACCGGATTCGATCAGAGTACGGCTCGATGGTCGCCTGCGCGGCATGTTTCGGGGTCGATCCTTCGGTCATCAAGCGGGCCTTGAGAGTCCCTTATCCCAAGGCCGAACGGGTGATTGCCGTTGCCCTGCAGACCACGCCAGAACAAATCTGGCCAAGCCGCTACAGCCCCGAACTGCTCACCAACCCCCGCCTTTGGCGGCGCGCTGCGAATCTCCAGTTGAACCAGTCTAGCACCGCAGAAATCCCGGTGCTGGTCGACGTTGGCCCGGCAAACTGACATGACCAACGGCCACGGCAACGAGCCAGACCTGTTCGCCGACCAGCCAGACCAACCCGGTGGGCTCGGCTGCGCAGTTGAGATCGCCGCGACGATCACGCAGGCGCTCGACTCGGCCAGGATCAAGCAAGGCCTTTCACGCGAGACCGTCGTGCAGCGGATGGCCTTCCACCTTGGCGAGCGGCTGAGCGAGGCGACCCTTAACAGCTACACCAGCCAGGCGCAGGAGGGCAGAGAAATCAGCCTGCGCCGTGCCATGGCCTTCGATGCCGCGATCGGCCATGACGTCCTGCTGGCCCTCTACGCCCGCAAGCGCGGAGCCCGCCAGATCGTCACCTCAGACGACGCCGCCCTGCTCGAGTGGGCCAGGCTGCACCAGGAACAACAGGCGATCGCCGCTCGCAAACGCGCCCTCGAGGCCGTCCTCCTGACCAGGAGAACCAAGTGACCACAGAAACCAAGGCCGACGCCGTGATGCGCCTGGCTTTCGCGCCGTGCTGGCCGGTCTCGGCCGCATTCAAGTCCGGTTGTCGCGCCAAGCTCGCTGTGCTTCTCGATGGCGCCGCATCAACCCCAATGCCCTACCTCTACGGCAGCCATGAAGCCGCGCAGTACCTCGACGGCCAGCAGCATGGCGAAACACTCGCCGGCGAGTTGCTCGGCTTCTGCTGCGACCCCGCCCACTCATGACCGCCTACTACTCCTGCGCCGAGCTGGCGGCCATGAAACTGCCGGGATTTCCGGCCACGCCAAAGGGCTGGTACGAACTCGCGAGCCGTGAAGTACTTCAATACCAGGAAGTCAAGGCCGCTGGCGGACGGGGCGGCATCAAACGCCTCTACGCCCCGCCGGCCCAAGCCATGCAGCTCATCCGCGGGCGCGAATCCGCCCAGACCCAGACCATCGAGCAGCGGCGGTTGCAGCGAATCGTCGCCTCGCTGGCCGAGATCGAAGCAGACATCGCCGCCGATCACGTTGCGCGTCAGAAGCAGGCAGAAACCATCCTTGCGGGCCTTGCCGGCCTCACCGATCGCGAATCCTTCAGCCTCCAGGCTCATTGCCAGATTGCCCAATCCTGGCAAATCTGGTTCTGCGCGCTCAATCCGCCGCTGAAAAAATCCGCCTCGTGGGAGCCCTACGCCGACGCCTACAACGCCCGCGAAGTACCCATCGCCGAAGCCATCCGCGAAGCCTACCCGGAGATCTCGCCGCGCTCCGTCCAGCGCTGGGTCTATCACCACGAACGCGGCCACCTCGACGCCCTCGTCGATCGTCGCAGCGCTGCCCGGCAACGCCGCGGCAGCACCGCCTTCAACGCCGCCCCGCTCCTGGCCGCCGCCGCGTCCAAGATGCTGCTCGACAAGCCCGGCATCCGCACCCAGCAGCTCCTCAACCTTCTCGTCACCGCAGCCACCCACCCAGAGACCGGCGAACAGCTCTTCAACCCGCCCACCTACGGCCAGGTTCACCGCTTCCAGCAGGCCTGGATCGCCGACCACCGTGACCTTTACCTCCGCGCCACCAACCCCGACGCATGGAAGAACCAGACCATGCTCGCCTTCGGCAACCGCTCCGAGGACGTCACCGCCCTCAATCAGCGCTGGGAGATGGACGCCACCCCGGCCGACTGGCTCCTGATCGACGCCGACGGCAAAAAACGGCGTTACACGGTCTCCGTCATTGTCGACGTCTGGAGCAGACGCATCCTCATCATCGTCTCGCGCACCCCCAAGACCGTCACCCACTGCCTCGCCCTGCGCGCCGCGCTCCTCGCCTGGGGCGTCCCCGCCGAGATCGTCACCGACAACGGGCAGGACTACCAGAGCGACCACTTCCGGCACGTCCTCGCCGCCCTCGGCATCACCCACCTCACCACCGCCCCGTTCAGCCCCGAAGAAAAGCCGCACGTCGAGCGCGCCATCAAGACCCTCAACCACAGCATCCTCGAGCTCCTGCCCAGCTTCGCCGGCCACTCAGTAGCCGACCGCAAGGCCATCGATTCCAGAGAATCATTCGCCGCCCGACTCGCCAAACGCGGCGAAACAATCGACTTCGCCGCCACCGGAGCCGCCCTCACCGGCAGCCAGATGCAGGCCACCATCGACCAGTGGATCGCCGGCATCTACGAGCAACGCCCGCACGGCGCTCTTGCCGGCCTCAGCCCCCACGCCAAGGCCGCGAGCTGGACCGGCGAGACCCGCCGCATCGCCGACGAACGCGCCCTCGACATCCTCCTCGCCCGTCCCGCAGGCGGCGGCCAGCGGACCCTGCAGAAAAAGGGCATCGCCCTCGACAACACCTGGTTCATCGCCCCCGAGCTCGCCACCATCGACATGGGCAGCCCCGTCGAGATCTTCGAGACCCCGGATCTCGGCCGCATCATCGTCTACCACCGCGGAAAATTCCTCTGCATCGCCGAGGCCCCCGAGCGCACTGGCGTCGATCGCCAGAAGATCGCCGAAGCCGCCAGCCAGATGCAGCGCGAGCGCATCAAGGCCACGAGCGCCGAAATCAAGGCCGCCACCAAGGGCCTCCCCAGTACCGACGACGTCGTCCGGCGCCACCTCGCCGAAGCCGCCCGGTCCGCCGGCAAGCTCGTCACTGCCCACTTCGGCGGCAAGGCCGCGCACCACAGCGACGGCCTCGCAGAAGCCGCCAAAGCCGCCGCCGCCATCGCCGGGCCGCGGCCCACCAGTCGCGCCGCGCAGCTCTCCGCGCAGGCCCGCGCCGCCATGGCCGAACTGCCCGCCAACGTCACCCAGCACCCCGCCGCCCGAGCGCACGCCACCCCGCTCGAAGGCATGACCGCCGCCGAAAAGTACGCCCTCTGGCTCGACTACGACGCCCTCGTACAAGCCGCCGGCGGCGACCCGGAAACCCTCCCCGAAGCCTGGCAGCGCCGCTTCTGGAGCGGCTTCCCGCAGAGCTCCATTTACCGCGCCCAGGCCGCACTCGCAGGGGCGCAAAAAGAAGCCCGCGGCGGGTAGGAACCGCCGCGGGCCGTTGCCGGCTTCCGCCGGCGCCCTCTTCACGAGAAAGGAACCACAGTATGACCCAGGAAAGCATCCCCGCCAAGACGGTCGCCAACCTCCCAACCACCGGCGCCGGCCAGATCGCCCCCCTCGCCAACATTGGCGTCATGGAACAGGCCCTGCAGCGCCTCAGCGCCCGCAGCATCTCGGACCCCGGCATGATCGTCGTCAGCGGCCCCAGCGGCTACGGCAAGAGCGTCGCCGCAGCCTGGGCCAAGGCCAGGCACCGCGCCTACTACCTGCAGCTCGACGACTTCGTCACCAAGAAGTCGATGCTCCTCGCCATGTGCCGCGCCCTCGGCCTCGAGACCAACGGCCAGGCCCCGCGCGGCACCACCGCCGAGCTCGCCGACCTCGTCGGCGCCCAGCTCAACGGCAGCCGCCGCACCCTCATCATCGACGAATTCGACTTCGCCATCGAAAAAGGCTTGGTCATGAGCGTCTTCTCCATCTACGAGAAAAGCCGCGCCAGCATCATCCTCATCGGCGAAGAAGCCCTGCCCGGCAAGCTCAAGCGCTGGGAAAAATTCGACGGCCGCGTCCTCGACACCCTCTATGCCGAAGCCGTCGGCCTCGACGACGCCCGCACCCTCGCGCGCCACAAATACCCCGCGCTCACCTTCGCCGACGACCTCCTCGCCCACCTCGTAGAGATCGCCGCCGGCAGCGTCCGGCGCGTCAACAACAACCTCGGCCTCATCCACAACGAAGCCCTCGGGCTTGGCTGGGACACCGTCGACCTCGCCACCTGGCAGCACTACAGCCACAGCAGCGCTGCCGCCCCCGCCCTGCAGCTCCCCGACGTCAAGAGGAGGGCACGCTGATGGCCCGCAAGCCCGCAATCCTCGAACTCGTCGGCGGAAAAAGCCGCCGGCAGCGCATCTGGGAAGCCATTCGCCGCCTCTCCTGGCAAGGTGACGGATACCTCACCGTCGACCGCATCGCCCGCGCCGCCAAGGTCGAAGTCGACCCCGTCCGGTACGCCCTCAAAGGCTGGCTCGCCGCCGGCAACATCCAGATCGTACCCGGCATCGCCGCTGGCCGAATCGGCGTCAATCGGGTCTACCTCCTGGCAAAAGATAACGGCGTCGAAGCCCCGCGCGTGCGCCCGGACGGCCAGGAAATCACCCAGGGCCGCGGCACCGAAGCCCTGTGGGCAGGAGCCACCGCCCTCGACAGCTTCACCGCCGACCTCATCGCCGAAATCGCCCAGGTCCGCGGCACCACCGCCCGCACCTGGTGCGGACTCCTCGCCAAGGCCGGCTACCTCGAAACCCTCGCCGAAGGCAAAGGCACCGGCCGGGGTGGCACCCCGGCCACCTACCGCGTCGCCACCGCCCACCGCGACAAACCGCGCGCCCCCATGATCACCCGGCTCAAGGCCATCTACGACCCCAACATCCACCAGATCGTCTGGGCGGAAGGGGCCGACGCCGCTGCCGAATCCATCGACGCCGGCGAGGTGCTCTGATGCCGACCCAGCAGCCCTACATGACCGAACGCTGGTTCCACCTCCTGGAAAAAGCCGTCGCAGAAGAACCGCGCGGCAAGGCCGGCGTCGTCGATCGCCTCCTCGCCGCTGGCGCCCAGCGCGTCAGCCGCACCCAGTTGAGTCTCGTCCTCTCCGGCACCTACCCCGCCAGCCCGCAGCGCCTCGCCGCCAAGGTGCTCGCCGTCTACGACCGTCACCACTGCCCGTACCTCGGCGCCGACGTCTCGATCGACCACTGCATCGCCATCACCCGCGGCCCCGTCCCCACCTGGGACCCCGCCGCCCTCGACAACCGCCGCGTCTGCCAGACCTGCCCGCACAAACCCACGCAGCCAGCCACCAGCGAAGGAGGAACAAAGTGAACGCCAACCATCAGACCACCATGGCCGCCGGCCGCGAAGCTGCCACCCTGGCCGTCATCCAGCCGAGGATGGACATCGACCACGTCAAGGCCCTGCAGGACATCGCCGAAGTCCTCTCCGCCGTCCTCTGCGACGTCCCCGATCGCATCCACAAAGCCGCCCTGCACGATGCCCTGCAGACCATCCTCGACGTCGCCGTCGAGAACGACCACCGCGGCAGCTACCACCTGTTCAGCCAATTCGGCGCCGAAGAGGAGGGCACCCCCGCATGAAAACCGCACCCACCGCCCGCCGTAGCAGCGGCACCACCCGCGGTCAGCTCCTCGCCCGCCTCCACTGCATCAAGCACGAACGCCTCTGGAGTGACGACGAATACCGCGACATCCTGCACGGACTCAGCGGCCAGCGCAGCGCCGCAGACCTCGACTTCGCCGCCCTCTCGCGCGTCGTCTCCGTCCTCGGCGCCCGCAGCGCCAGCGTCGGCGCATCCGTCGCCGCGCCTCCCGGTGACTGGGACCTCATAGCCAGCGCCACCCCGGAAAAGCGCCCCCTGCTGCGCAAGATTGCCGCCACCTGCACCGCCCTTGGCGCCACCCGCGCCTACGCCGAAGGCGTCGCCTCCAGGCAGTCCGGCGGTATCGAACGACGGCTCGAAATGTGCAGCTACGACGAGCTGTACCGGGTCGCCATCGCCCTCGCCAACACCCAGCGCAGCCGCCTGCGCAAGGCCGCCGCCACCGCCGCCGCAGAGGTGACCGCATGAGCGCCCACATCATCCCCATCCCCAGCCGCCGCCCCGAACTGCTTCCCGACGCCATCGCCGACCACCAGCCAGCACACTACCGCGGCACCCAGTGCGACTTCGCCGCCTGGCTGGCCAAGCTCGAGCGCACGCTGCGCTGGCTCGACCGCAACGCCGTCCAGGTCCTCGCCTTCGCCTGCTCCAGCCTCAAGGGCGCCCGCGTCCACGTCCGCGGCACCCCGCGGCTGCGCGAAATGCTGCGTGACGAAACCCACAGCGCCGGCCACCGCGCCGACGCCATCAGCCGCTGGGAGACCTTCCAGGCCCGAGACCCTTCCACCGGCGTCTTGATCGTCTGGGAAGAAGACACCAGAGGAGGGCACTGATGATCGCCGACCCCACAGCCGCCGCCATCATCGGCTGGTGCGCCATCGCTTACGCCCTGGTGGTGCTCTTCTTCCTCGCCGCCGTCCTCATCGATGCCCGCTGGCTCGAGACCCTCGCCCGCACCTGGCGGCGCCTCATCCGCGCCTGGATCATCTGGCGCTACCTCGGCCGCCCCTGGCGCATCGCCATCGACCGCGCCTGGAGGATCGAACCATGAGCGCCAGGAGCAGCGGGCGGCACATCCCGTATCCCACCAGCCTCGACGAGCTGTCAGACCTCGATGTTCAGATCGTCGCCCTGTTGCGCCGCGGCCTCAACTACACCGAGATCGGCCGGCACACGGGAATTCACAACCGCACGATAGCCCACCGCGCAACAGCCATCAGGCAGATCCACCTGCAGCACGGCATCACGCTGCCAGACCCCAGACAGGACGGAAAGACCCCCATCGCGCGCACCGTCGACGACGTCGGACCCATGGACCAGCAGCTCATCGAGCTCTTCCGCCAAGGCCTGCAATACATGGAGATCAGCAGGCGGCTCTGCATGCCCAGGCAGACCGTCGCCACCCGCATCACCAGGCTGCGCGACTACCTGGGCGAACACATCATCCCACACCGCCACGCCAAGCCCGCAGGCGGCCACCGCAACACCGCCGAGCAATCCAGGCCGCCCGCTGCTGAGAGCCGAAGCACCGCCGAGCAATCCAGGCCCGGCGATCGCGCAGGCCGCGTCCGCTGCCTCGGCGGCTGCGACCAGCACTTCAACAGCCCCGACCGCTGCCGCATCCGCATCTGTGCCAGATGCAAGGCCAAGCAGCGCGAAAACAGCGAAGGCTACACCGAACACCGCCTCTTCACCGCCTGAAAGGACCCACCACATGCCACCCCGCACCAAGACCCGCCTCAAAGCCGTCGCCGCCCAGACCGTCCCGCAGACGCGCGACGAAGTCGCCCAGCTCATCGCCGAGATCGGCATCGACAGCCGAGAGCTCGCCGTCCTCGAAGCCGAAATGAACAACGAACTGGCCCGCATCAAGGAACGCTGGGAGCAGCTCGCCGACCCCGCACGCCAGCGCATCGAGAGCGCCCAGCGCGGCGTCCAGGCCTATTGCGAGGCCAACCGCGAGACCCTCACCCAGCACGGCCGCACCAAGACCCACAGCTTCACCACCGGCGACGTCTGCTGGCGCACGCGCCCGCCCAGCGTGCGCATCACCGGCGAAGAATCCGTCCGCGACGCCCTCCAGCGCCTGCGTCTCGACCGCTTCCTGCGCACCAAGATCGAGATCAACAAGGAAGCCATTCTCAACGAGCCAGAAGCCGTCGCCCTCATCCCCGGAATCAAGATCTCCCAGATCGAAGACTTCGTTGTAACGCCGTTCGAAGCAGACCTCACCGGACCGGAGGCCGCATGACTGCCCCAGCCACCCGCGTCGCCGCCGGCAAACCCCTGCTGGACAGCAAACGACAGCCGGCCGGCAAGCTCTGTCAAGAGGTTGTTCTGACCATCGGGAAGCGAATTGCCGAGGAAAGAAAGCGGCTCGGATTCACTCAGGCTCAGTTCGCCAAGTTGACGGGCGTGTCGTTCAGCAGTCAAAGACGCTATGAGGATGGCAGGAGTGCCCCTGATACGGACTACTTGGACGCGCTTGCTCGGATAGGTGTGGACTATTTCTACGTGCTGACTGGCCTAGATCGCGGCTTCAGCAAGGAAGAAGCCACGCGGCCAGACATCGCCCGCTTGATCACTGGCGATACGTCTCCGCAGCCCGAGATGTGCGTCGTCAAGGTCGCCCCAGGAGTCGAGTACGCCATGCCGATGGCCGACGGACTCGCCTTCATGCGCGCCATCTCCGGTGCTGTCGAAGTGCAGCGCCGCCCGTACTCGCAGCCGGACTGTTACCAGGTCCTCCGCCCCGCACCACTGGCAGAGCTGCGCATGAT